CGATAACCAAAACTATACTGGCGGTTATATAGTCGTTGGCGGTTACTTTGGAACATCCAATCTATTCAACGGCTACATAGACGATCTCCGCATCACCAAGGGCGTGGCGAGATACCCAACAGAACCTTTCCCGACTGCCCCATTCCCTGATCTATAACTAGGAGTAAACAATGCAGATTTACAAAGATGGTGTTATCGCTGATTACAAAGTTTTGTTTCCTCAAGTATCTTTCTCTGCCACTGGACCTAGTAATAAGTTCTTGGAAGAGCAAGGTGCGTATAAAGTTAATATGTTTATACCGCATAACCGTGAGACACAAAAGCTAGTACCAGCCGAGCCTTACATTAATAATGGTTGGGCTTACACTGTACAGGTTGCTGACAAAACAGCAGAAGACATCGCTGCTGAAGTAGACACCAAAGCAGCACAGTTGCGTAGACAGCGTGACATTGCTCTTATGAATAGTGACTGGACTCAGGTATTAGATGCTCCTGTTGATCGTACTGCTTGGGCAACTTATCGTCAAGCATTGCGTGATCTACCACAAGATCCTAACTTCCCTAATGTTGAGTTACCTGCAACACCAGGATCACAAGTTGTTGGTAATATTGATGGAGGTGTGGTATAATGGCTGTAGGACATGAAACTGCTAAAGCTGCTGGTGATGCAGTATCACTAATAACTGTAGTAGGAACACTAGCAGAAGTGTTGCCTGCTGTTGCTGCACTGTTGACTATTGTGTGGACAGGGTTTAGAATTTATGAAACTCAAACAGTTCAAGGTTGGTTAGGAAAGAACAATGTCAAGAAAGATTAGTAAAGGTAAGACTAAAACTACTGCTGCTAAGGAAACTATTTATACTGTTCCTACGCACCAGACAGCATTATGGACATTGTTGTATGTTGCTAACATTGGTGCTAACAACAAATCAGCAGCAGTATATTGGTATGATGCTTCTATCAACGAAGAGTATGGAATAGTTAATACAACATTTAACACTGGTACAGGGTTAGAGTGGGGTGGTGATGGTAAGTATGTTGTACTAGAAGAAGGTGATCAGATTCGAGTAGAGCAACAAGATAACCTTACTACCTTTAGTTTTATTATATCAGTAGAGTTAGATCCTAAGATAGCAGTTCAGTTTAATACCTAAAGGAGTTACTATGTTTAAACCTTGCCCTGGTTGTCCTAGTCCTGCGAAGTGTAAGAAAGCTGGTAAGTGTATGAAGAAGAGGTTATCCTCAGAAGCAAGCAGTAGCAATAGCTCTTAGCAAAGCAAAGAGGAAAAAGAAATGAATATGTGGATCGCTGTGGTTGTTTTTTGCATGAATCATCAATGTGCTTTTTGGAAACCTGATGAAAACTTCTACAGCGAACGAGAGTGTCAAGCTGCTGCACAAAAGTTTATGTATAAAGCAGAGCAAGAGTTGCCAGTAGATTTAATTGAAGGTGTTTGTCTACCTATTACTACCAAGGATCAGACATGAAGAAAGATTCTCGACTAACTAATGCAGGAGTATCTGGATATAATCAGCCTAAGCGTACACCTAATCATCCTACTAAGTCTCATGTGGTGGTGGCTAAAGAAGGAGACAAAGTAAAAACTATTAGGTTTGGTCAGCAAGGTGTTACAGGTGATAGGCAACCAACCAAGAGACAAGCATCATTTAAAGCTAGGCACGCAGCTAACATTGCTAAAGGTAAGATGTCTGCAGCGTTTTGGGCAGATAAAGTTAAATGGATGCTATTACTAGGAGTAATAAGTGCTACAGAAATTATGCACAGCGTGCCAACAATCTAAAAATTTAGATTTATTTAAAAGAAATAAAGATGGTAAATTTGGAAAACATTCAATTTGTAAACAATGCGAAAGTGAAAGAAATAAATTTAGGTATTCAAACGGTGATTCATATGCTGTTCGATTAAAAAAACTATATAATTTAAGTGTAACAGAATACGAAGAACTATATCAAGAAGCTAACGGTAAGTGTCAAGTTTGTGGAATTCCTGAAACAAGTCTTAAAAAACGTTTAGCTGTGGATCATTGCCATACAACAGGAAAAGTTCGAGGATTGCTTTGTTCAAAATGTAACACTGCATTAGGACAACTAAATGATGATTTAGAAATAATAAGTTCTTTATATAGTTATTTAAAAGAAAGAAGTTGACATTCAATTTACTTTATGGTATAATATATTATGACCTACTTAGAAGCTGTTAACGATGTACTAGTAAGACTTAGAGAGCAAGAGGTTACTGCGGTAACTGATAATGCTTACTCTAAGCTTATTGGTAAGTTTATTAATGATGCTAAGCGTCAAGTAGAAGATGCTTATAACTGGAATGCTTTGACTGAAACACTAACAGTCACTACTGCTAACCAAGTATTTAACTATGTACTAACTGGTATTGGTCAACGATTCCGTGTATTGGATGTTATTAACCAAGAGAAGGATTGGTTTCTAAACAATGAAACTACTTCTCGTATGAATGAATTGTTTCTTAATGAAACATTTAGGTATGGTTCTCCAGATCGTTATAACTTTAACGGTGTAGATGTTAATGGTGACACACAAGTAGACTTGTATCCTGTACCTGATGGTGTATATAATATTTACTTTAACGTAATCAAGCCTTCTGATAAACTTACACTCAGTGCTGACATTATCAAAGTACCATCTGAACCTGTAATATTCCTTGCTTATGCTAAAGCATTGGTAGAGCGTGGTGAGGACAACGGTGTAATGAGTAACGAAGCATATCAATTGTTTAAAGAATCATTAGCAGATCATATTTCTGCAGAAGCTAATCGTTATCCTGATGAGATTACTTGGGTAGCTAATTAATGAAACCAATTCAAACTGGTAGTATAGCTGCTCCTGGATTCCTGGGTCTAAACACTCAGGATAGTAGCGTTCAACTATCTAGTGGTTTTGCTTTAACTGCTAACAACTGTGTTATCGATCAGTATGGTAGGATTGGTGCAAGGCGTGGATGGACTCCTGTAAACTCTACAGTTAACTCTGATCTTACATCTAGTAAGCCTGTAGAGTTTATGTTTGAGATGGTTAAGACTGGTGGTAACATTCTTCTTAGTGCTGGTAACAATAAGTTGTTTACTGGTACTACAACTATGACTACTCAGACAGTACGTAATGCTGCTAACAATGGTAACGTATCTGTAACCATAACAGCAAACCACTGGCAAGGTGCTTCCCTGCCCTTTGGAGACGGTGCTGCTGCTAAGCCACATGTGTACATGGCACAGACTGGGCATCCTGTCCTGGTGTACCATGAGCTTCCTGTAGCGGGTAGTACTAACCCACACTCACACGATAGTGGCACGTTTGGATTTCAAAGACTAGGTGACGTAGGTTCATTGCCTCTTGGTTATACTACTGCAGACTTTCAACCTAATTGTGCATTAGCAGCTTATGGTAGGATCTGGTTAGCTGATTTAACTGGTGATAGACAGACTGTTTACTTTAGCAGACTACTTGATGGTTCTGACTTCCAAGGTGGAGACTCAGGATCTTTGTCATTAAACGCAGTATTTCCTAACAACGATAAGATTGTTGCATTAGCAGCACACAACGGATTCTTAATTATCTTTGGTAGGAACAACATAGCTATCTATGGCAACCCTATCGATGTAACTCAGTTAACCCTTGCTGATTATATTCCTAATGTAGGATGTATTGCTAGAGACTCTGTAGTATCTACTGGTACAGATATTATTTTCTTGTCTGACTCTGGTGTACGTAGCTTGACTCGAGTGATTCAAGAGAAGTCTCTACCGTTCCGTGATATTTCTAAAAATGTACGTGATGAACTAATTGCTAACGTTAACTCAGAAAGCAATGCTGTTGCAATGAAGGGTGTATATTATAGTAGAGACGCTTTCTACTTACTTTCTTTACCTACATCTAAGATTGTATATTGTTTTGATACTAGATCTCCAATGCAAGATGGATCATATCGAGTAACTAAATGGAATGCTTTAGAACCTAAAGCATTTGTTGTTAACGATATTAAAGAACTATTAGTAGGTAAACCTGGGTATATTGGTAAATACTTTGGACATACTGATAATACTGCAGTATACCGTTTAGAGTATTTTACTAATCACTTTGACTTTGATCAACCTAACCTACTTAAAGTACTAAAGAAGATTGGTCTTATTGTTATTGGCGGATCAGGTGCTGAAGTAGCAGTTAAGTATGGTTTTGATTATTCTGAAAACTTCTTAGCACAAACTAAAGTACTAGCTGGCGGAACTAGTTATGAGTATGGTATAGGTGAATATAACATTGCAGAATACTTTGGTGGTATTGTACTTGAAAAGTTTTTCTTAAATGTTGGTGGTGCTGGAGCAATCCTACAACTAGGTGTAGAAACTGACATCAATGGTAATCCGTTCTCTATTCAAAAGATTGATGTTGGTTTGAAACAAGGTAAGGTTATAATCTAAGGAGATATTAATGGCTAATTATATTAAAGCCACCAACTTTGCTGTTAAAGATTCTTTGAATAGTGGTGATCCAGCTAAGATTGTTAAAGGTACAGAGATTGATACTGAGTTCAACGCTATTGCTGCTGCTATTGCATCTAAGCCTGATGCTGATAGTCCTACACTAACAGGTACTCCATTAGCGCCTACTCCTTCTACTGCTACTAATAATACTCAGATCTCTACTACTGCATATGTAGTTAATCGTATCACTCAAGACATTGCTGGTAAAGCTAACATTGCTTCACCAACATTTACTGGTACGCCAGCAGCACCTACTGCAACAGCAGGAACTAATACTACTCAACTTGCTACTACAGCGTTTGTACAAGCAGCATTACAAGCAATTTATCCTGTTGGTTCTATTTACATTAATGCTACTAACAGCACTAATCCTGGTACATTATTGGGCTTTGGTACTTGGACAGCCTTTGGTGCTGGTCGAGTTCCTGTAGGTTTTAATGCCTCAGATCCTCTATTTGATACAGCAGAGGAGACTGGTGGTTCTAAGGATGCGATTGTTGTCTCACACACCCATACCTTTAGTGCCACTACAGCTAGTGCAGGCACCCACACCCACCAGTTTCCTGGTTGGGCTTATGTCAATGGCGTGGATGGTATTGATAGTGCCTACTTTTCTGGCGCTGCTGAGGTTATCGAACAGACAAGGACTACAGAATCTGCTGGTGCCCACACCCACACCCTCAGTGGCACTACGGCATCCACAGGTTCCTCAGGCACCAATGCCAACCTACAACCATACATCACAGTCTACATGTGGAAACGTACCGCTTGAAGTTACCAATAGTACAGAATAACAACTACATAATATACTTAGAATACTTTAGTGATCTTTACTGGCTACACACTGATGTGTTTAACTGGACAAGTAAAGTAAAGAAAGACTACCTAGATAAACTAAATAAACTTCAGTTACTTCTTAATGATGATTTGTTTGGTCTAGTTGATAACGATAAGCTTGGTAAGTTTGGTAATACAATAGGATTTAAATATTTACGTGATGTCACTGGATCAGATAATAACCAGTACAAAGTTTATACTAGGAGATTAGAATGGGTAAAGCAGTCGGGTCTTTGTTAGAACCTTTTACTGGTGCTAAAGCTACTCGCAGGGCAGCAGAGGATGCTGCTCGTCAACAAGCAGAAGCGGGTAGACAAGCTGGCTACGCTGCTGCATTCAGACCAGTAGGGTTTACTACTCGCTTTGGTAGCTCTCAATTCACAGAAACGATAGATCCTGTTACTGGTCTTCCTCGTGTCACTGGTGGTAGCTATGAACTATCTCCTGAGTTAAGATCTATCCAAGATCGAATTATGGGTCTGACTGGTGGAGCGCTAACCACTGCAGAAGAAGCTGCTGCTGCAGGACAACCACTAGGTCAAGCTGCTCAGAGTCTGTTTGGTTTAGGTTCTCAATTCTTACCTACAGACATCTCCCGTCAAGCTTCACCAGAGGCAATGGCTCAAGCACAGCGTCTCTATGGTCTAGCTAATCAGGTTACTCCTACTAGCTATGATCCTCGTGCTGCTGCTCAGAGCTACTACCAAGAAGCTCAGGCAATGCTTGATCCTACTCGTCAACGTGAAGAGGCA